AGGAAAGAATTACCAGAAGTTGCACCAAAACTTTGTTTCAGTTCTTCTGCATAAAATCTAGAAAAAGGATATTGAAATGCATTCGTTGCCATACTACTATGTATTCCTATTTTTAATTATATTCTTGACTATATTCATTATTTGCACCAGTATCCCCAAAATATGGATCACCTTGAACGCCAGGATTAGAATGGAAATGATATCCTTGAGGCATAGCGAAAAATTGTTTTAGATAAACAATTCCCATTGATGCTCCTTGACCTGTATTACCGCTATCAACAGTTGCACCTGTTTTTGTGATTCCATATATTCCTCTAGTATTTGGATGGTTATGCATAGGCCAACCCAATGTATATCCAAGTTCTACTGCCATTGTATATCCATCAGTTCCAGCAGTACCTATTTGATTTCCTTGTGTGTTGTGTGCTGTGATACCACCTTCTAATACTATTCCTCTACCATTAAATATAGAGTTTCCATTTGCATCACTAGTAATACCAGATGTACCTTGTGGTGATGTTAGTATATCTGAAGTAGTAAATCCACCAGTAATATTCATAAGATATAAAATACCACTGGTTGTACCTTTTGTGACCCATTCAAAAACTTGTGCGGTTGCGCCAGAAATAGACCCAGTGATTGCATCTCTGTAATCAAATGAATCATCGTCAAATCCAGAACCTGAAACAATAAATTTACCACCAGATGTTCCCCAATTATGGTCGCGTGCTGTTGAGTCGGGATTAAATCCTTGAGTGTATCTGTCAACTGTTGCTCCTTGGTCATCCGTCATCCCTCTTGCGTTGCCAATAGATTGAAACATATATGGTGTATAATGACCCACTACAGGGTTTTCATATGCCTGAAATTCTGAATGGGACGGCAAATCACTTTCCATTGATGCGAACAAAGAAATATCACCAAACACCTTTGTACCGGCAGGGTGAATTAGTTTCTTTATTGTAGTTCGGAAGTTTTCTAAAGACACTTCACTTTTTATTACATAAGAAAAATCCTGATAATAGTCACCATCTTGTAATTTTTTATTTGAACTGAGCATTCCAGAATTATCTGTAAAATAACCAGGATATTCAATTAGTGCGGAAGTTTTCATTACACCAGAAGCATCTGAACCAGAGGTTGATATAAACTCTAATTCTATTTCTCCTGAAAAATTAACACCGAAATTTTGAACCTCTACAGTTTTTATAGAATCGTTTAGTCCTAATGAAGTGACCATTGCTTCTCCACCAATTGATCCTGATGGCTGTGTTTTGAGTTTTATAACATCACCAACATTATAACCTTGGCCACCATCTGTTATTTCAATGCTTGCAAATGTTCCATATACCAATTCTTTCAATATTGTTCCGTCTGCAAGTTCTGTTTCTACCTCTGCATCTGTGCCATATCTAAAAGTACCCACAATATCATCTATAAAAACTTCGGTTATTTCGTATTGACCCTCTTGATATAAAATAACTTTATTCACATTAGCATAGGCAAGTGTATCACCGCTGATGGGGTCTTTCTGAACAATTGTTCTTGTTGCCATATTAATATTTGTTGAGCCGTTAGACGATGTAAGTTTTAGTGTTTTATTTTCTACCCACCGACCATCAGATATTTTTAGAATATCACTTTTAGGATAATATAATTCTATATCACTGTCATACAATACACGAAATAAAAACTTATATGTTTTTTCTGAACCTTTTGCTTTATAAAATTCTCTAATATTTTTTATCAAGGTTCTATCGTTGACTCTATCCCCATCTCTAGTCACAGTAAGAGTCGCAGGAAAATTTACCAAATATTTACTTTTGAAATAATCTAAATATTCATCAAGAGTATCATCTACATCAGAAAGTTCTTGTAAAAATTGTGTTCTTCCATATGGATTTGATTTTAATTCTAACCATTCATAGTATGCTTCAAGAAATGTAACAAATTTTGGATGGTTCTCAGTGACAAAATCTGGTAATTGAGATTTGACAAAAATAGATAAACCATTTTCGTTTACATCAGCAGTTCCCAGATACGATAAATCTGGAATCGGCCCCGCTTCAGGCTGTCTTGGTGGTCGTAGTAGAGTAGTTAACATAATATACTATACGCTAGTATCCTGTTCTAGAATTAGAAAATGATTTTTGACCAATAGCATTTATTGATAACGAACTTGCATCTAACCAATCATAATATAAAATTACATTTCTATCAACGGTAAGACTTTTATCTTTAGGTGGAACAGTAAATCGTAAAGTGATATAATTATCTGCGAGAGAAACAGGAGTAAATTGTTTTAGTGATATAATACCATTTTCATAATCGATTTGGCCCATATTTTTATTTACATATAACTTCTCACCGTCTATTATTTTAAACATTCGTATCAATCCTGAACCATCATCATCCAACTGGCACTTAATATTTGTAATACCGTCAGTGTCTTTATAGAAGAATGGCGTTGTAGATAGTACCGGCAGATGTCCATCATGCGGATGATGAATAGAATTATAAAATTTTATATCATAATTTGTAACATTGAATAGAGAAGGTTGCACTCTCTTTTCCATTTTTATATTAACATCAGTTCCAATTATAGAAGTTGAAAGTTTGTCGAGTTCTGTTACAAATTTAGAATATCTAAAAGATTGATCAAAACTTCCTAGATTATTTCCCGACCAATCTTTTACTTTTGCTTTTATAAGTGAAGACATCAATGCTCTACTTCTTGTTTCTTGTTCAACATTATAATTTGTAGTCACATTATATTTTACATAAAGATATTCTGGGTCAACAATTTCTGGAGTTATAGCAACCATATTCTTTTTCTTTAATATGGTGTTTGTTAAATATTTCTTTTCTTCCTGTGTTAGCAAAAATCCACTTTTAGGTTTTATGCAAACAAATGCCTTGCCATATTGTGGAGGGTCTTCATCTTCACCACCCCACACATAAACAGATTCAGCAGTAGAATAATCTCTATTGATAATTGTTTTATAATCTTCTGCTGTTACTGCTCTATCTTGTGCTTGATATGCCCTCGGCGCATAATATTTAATATTCTCTATGGTTTCTTTATCTCCACCACCATCTGCTGGCGATACAACTTCAACAACCAGGCCTGTGTATGTCGGACCAGTAAATGTTCTATTGGTAGGGGAATCTCTAAATCCCATTCCGTTTGCATCCGGGCCATTAGTTACAAGATATGTTACTGTTATCATATTTCCATCTGCAACCGATTGTCCGACAACATCATCGCCAAAATATACTTCATAATATCCGTTCTTTACTTCTTGTATCCAATATGCTTTAGTTGTTTGACTAATCTCATTAATATCAGATGAGCGAGTCCAAGTATCAGTATTTCCGTCATTATCGGTTATAGATTTTTGAACAGTTACGGTAACATGATTTATATCAATTCCAAGTTGAGGAATTATATACTTTACTGGATTATTGACATCAACCACAAAAGTCATCGCGCGTAAACTTCCTTCATATATTGGAATTCCCGATGCTGTCAGTGTTGTTGAATCAACAGCATGTGCTTCGGTGGTTATAAAATTAAATGTTTCATCTCCATTTCTTCCAACAAATATTGTTCCCAATGGAATACTTGATACACTACTGTCTGGAAATATAGCATTGATTAGTGCCTTTGGCGCCTTCTTTGATGAAGGAACATATCCAACTGCTTTTGCGTGAGAAACGACAGAATCACGAACAACGGAACTGTCGAGGAACATTTCATTAGCAACCATATTTGCGTAGAATGCAGAATAGTGTGTATTATATGCCAAGACATCTATGAGGGTTGACATTGCTGAACCATCAAAATTATAATCTTTGAATTCGTGTTTAGACCCTATAAACTGTTTTATACTATCTTTGATTCCGTTGAAATCAATGTCTGTAAGAGTTATGTTTGCATCTGCTGTTGCTGCCATTTATCTTGTCCTTTTCAATATGATATCGGTTGATACAAAATCATTTGTGCTTTTGACTAAATATTGTATAGTGACCGTGAGATAATTTTTATCCTCTTTTGCCACCACAAGAACATCCACCACATTTATTCTTGGTTCGTGTTGTTGCAACACATCCTTAACATGTGACCTAAGTTGAACTGCTAATGCTGGAGTCATCAACTCAAATAACATTCTCCTAACTTTGCCGTTAATTTCTGGTCGAAATAACCTTTCAAACCTATTGGTTTGTACTAAATTTCTGACAGACTGTGATACAGCCGCGCCATCCTTTTTCATTATTAAATTACCAGTTTGGGGGTGTGCCTCGAAGTCAAAATCAAAATCACTATATTTGCTTTCTTTTATTTTTCTTGTGTCGTATGCCATATAATTATGTATGCTTTATTTCTTCTTTTTTGACATTATTTGGTGACCTAATTGCACTTCTATCAATACTCTGGCATCTTCTAATTCTTTGGAAATGCTATCTTTATCGATAATGTCTGTTTTATTCCAACTACACCATTGACACATCACATATCCAACTATATTATTTTTCATTTTCACAGGAAGCATCGAAAATGCAATAGTATTTGTGTTTTGATAATAGTTCTTGCACCAAGATTCCTCCAATTCTTCTGTGATGTGTATAGCCGGTTCATCTGATTTTAAAAGTCCTAGTCCTGCAACACACAGAGAAATTGGAATATCTTGTTTGGTTGGCATTTCTGAAGAAACACCTCTGGTTAGTGATTCATGAGTCAATGACATCTTTTTCATTGAAACACCATCTATAAATTGTCCACCATTATGAAATTGTACTAATTGAGTTCTAGCAGAATCTGTTTGTACTCTAAGTTCTGTAAGTGTTTCATGTATCGCAGAGTGAACACCCCAAGAAAAATCTTCTGGGAAGTCTGGTTTACTTTTCCACACAAAACCACAACTTTTGGCATAACCTTTTCTTATAAAGTATATTGCGCCGGTTATAATACCTGCAAGAACAATACCTACATCAATTGCGATGCTCCAAATTTCCATACTTTTACCCTTTATTTCTTAGTCCGTTTCTTGTTATATATGTATAAAAATCTACACTATCTATCCGTTGGCAAACACATTTGAACTACCTGTGGCACACGCAGAACCACACGCAACTGGGTCGCCAATTCTTCCTGCCTGAAGGTTGTTTACATAAACATTAGGTGAACCCGCTGCCAAATTGCTTCCGTGGCAGGGAGGGGGACAACAGTGTACTTGCCACGAATCACTTTTCCTATGCCATCCCAAATTATTTACAATAACATTTCCAGACCAAGATGAATTCGGTCTTGGTGGATAACATCCGTGGCCTGTGCATATATCATTTTGTCTGTGTGCTGATGGCATATTATTCCTTTCTATACAACTAGTTTGTAAAATAACCTCTGGATTTCATTGCGGTCAAATATTCTTCATTAGGCACAGGATGACCATCAATAGCAAAATTTTGGTCTACCTCTCTTATAAACTCATCTCTGTCTGATGACCAATTATTTCTAATTGTAATATTATGCATTTGGGGAGAAGCCGTTTCCCCACCACCTGTTGCAATTGCATCTATAGAAAAATTAAATGTATATGATCCCACTAGTGCAGAACCATAACTAGCATAATTGAATTCGTTGAATTTAAACCCATCAGGTTTTTTAAACTCTGGAACATATAAATCCATGTCTAAAACTATTCCTGATATATACCCGAAATCACTCATTGTTAGTCCAGCCGGCAAGGTGCTATCTTCTGAAATGAAATACTGTATCACATCGCCACCAGTATCTGAATTTGCATCGCATTGCCATCCAGAAAATGTTTGAAGTTCTGTATGAGTGGGTATTGTAGGGGATGATGTCCAAGTTGTTGCCATCAGAACAATCCTCCGTTTATTGGTGCATTCTTATCTTCTATTAGTAAGAAGGAAGATGGCGTGTTTGAAGGGTGTTTTGCTTTTACATCTGCGATAACTTTGTATGTTTTGCCTGCCCATGTTACAATATCATTTTTGTAATATTGTTTGATTTTTCCATCAGTACCTCTCATTTTCCACGGACCGTTGAATGGTGTTCTGGTTGGTTCTTTTTGTGTTGTTTGTAAAACCTCCAGTAATTTTTCCAATGCCTCCTCGGGCATTGTTTCTAATGCACTTCGTAAATTTTCTTCTGATACTTGTTTAGAATCGAATAATTTTTCAGCATCTGATATAAATTTATCAACTTCTTCTTTTGGTATGGAGGGTTCAAATCCACGATTTGCTTCTTCGATAATGACAATCTTGGAGCAAATCTTTTCGCACTGTTGTGATGCCCATCCTGCTGGAGAAATTCCACTGCCGCCTGGCCAGTCATCCATGTCAATCCAAGTCCCACCGAACTCATCGCACCATTCTTGCTCCCCGACCCATGGACCATGGGCAATGCAACTCTCGCCATCGCGAATGCAACAATACCCTATTTCTGCATTGCTATCTATACCATAAGGGCAAGGGATTGTTTCATATACGCGTCTTGCCAACGGGAAATGATTAAAAAAGTCACAAGACACAGGCATCCAAGTTCCGCCCATGGCAGCACAATCCACCCAATTGCAATCTGCACAATGCATGGTTTTCGAGGGGTCAAGACCTGGCACATCAGGCATATCAGTAGGATTTGTAACCCAAAAACATCCCATTTATATTTCCTCCTTCCCGTAAGGAAATTTTTTATTCAATGCTTCTCGTCTTTTTTTACAAGGTTCACATTCTTTAATTTTACCAGCACTTAATATTTTGATAATTTTGGAAATCGTATCCCCTGCTCCGCTACTTTTTGGTTTTTCATTCTGCTTTTTCATATTCTCAAGACTCCTTATTAATGTCTACTCGGCCGCCTGGACTCATGTTGAGAGTTGAATTTCCAGAACGACTTCCATATCCACCACCACCCGCGGTCATCCTGATAGTTTTATCACAATTTACTGTATAGTTTCCGTGGCAAGTATGATGGAAATTACCGTCCGTTTCCATATCAACATTTCCTTTTGTATATATCTTGGAATCACCATCGACAGTGATATGACAATTCCCTTTGATGTGAAGCATATGGTCTTTGTGCATTATTTCATAATCATCGCCAACTATCTTAGTAACTCTTGTTCCGTCTGGATGAATTTCTTCAAATGTTCCTGTTCGATGATATGTGTGTAATCTTTCTTTTCCTGGCGTATCATCCCATTCTTCGATATGTCCTGTTTCAGAATAACGAACATGATTCTTGGGATATTTTGCATCGTATGGTGTTTCTTTTTCAGTCCATTGTCCACCACCCATTAGTCCGTTTGCTTTTGGGACATCGCTATCAACACCGTCTTTCTTTTTCTTTACAACGGTCTTGTTAATTTTTTCATTTCTTGCCAGACGATTTGTGTCGGGTTCTAAAACAATACTTGCTCCGTGGCCTTTATGGTTATCTTCATCTGCTAATGGATATTGCCCAGACGGGTCATTATGTCCTAATTCTTTATTTGCAGAATACTGTGGGATGCCACCGATTGTTCCTAGTACAATGGGTTCTTGTGCATTTTTGCCATCTCGAAAGAATCCTACAACATGAGTTCCTCTAAGAATTCCTGTGGGCGATTCTCCTATGCCACTTATAGATGCACTTCGGGTGTCTTGAATAACATATGCCCAAGGAAGATGTGTTGTTGGGATATCTTGTTTGCTTTCAGAATGATGACCAAATATACGAACACGCAACCTACCCAACATTTCTGGGTCGTCAATATCTTCAACTACACCATACCAAAAATTCGATTGTCCATGTCCGTATGCTTTTAACATAAAACTATTCCTTTTCTTCTGTATCTCTTATCCAAGATTCTGCCCACTCTTTCCATTCTTTTAGTTCTTTTTCCTCTAATTTTCTTTTTGCATCTTCTCTGTTTACCTTTGTTTGGAATTCTTGAAACTCGTCATATTCATCAAATGATAATGCCATTATATTTCTCCTTTTAGGGTTTAGTTAAACATTGGGCCGGGTTCTTTTTTATTTTCTCTAGAATCTTTATATGATGACGCGTCTGGAATACCAGTAGGTAAAGAATCTCTAGATAAGGTCAACCACATTTTGTGTTGGTCTTTTGTTATTGTGTGACTTATTTCTGTTATCATATATGTACTACTTATTTGTTTGTCCCACCATTCGTCTGGTGACCTCAATGGTTCTATTGATGGTAATTTGAATTGAACGAGTTCGCCCACTCGCCTTCCAGAATCTCCCCACACAGAAATTTTTATAGAATTTGCATTTCTTTGTTCCATCAAAGACCTTCTTTGTAATAACCAAGTTTCACTTTTTGCATTATCTTCTATTTGGTTATGCATGTTTTTGTGTGTTGGATAATATATTCTATTAGTTTGTGGCAAAAAAGAAACCCCAGTTGTATCGGATGGAGATATGAGTGGATATTTTTCTATGTGTGTTTCTTTTTCCCAATCTTCATTATAAGAATATATATTTTTTTCTATAAAGGTTTTATCGCGAATGTCGTGAACATACAAAGAAGAACAATATAATCCATTTTGAATTTCGTCTATTTTATCTGCGGTTCTGGTAAGTTCGGGCCCAGCAATTATATTATAAAGTTCTCCTTGAAAATCTCTAACACCATTATTTTCTTTTCTGTTTCCTGATGGCCTATTTGTATATTCTGCCTGAATATCTCTGTTTATTAATTCTGATAATGGAAGAAAATGATATCCATCACTGTTTGCGTAAAATATATAATTTGGATTATCTGATTGTACCCAAGGAACTGCCCTTTCAGCAAACCAATCTATAGTCTGAAATGGTGTCCAATAAGGAATAATAAATTTATGTTTTCCTATTGTTGGTTCGATGTCAATGTTTTTATTTGGACTATTTGAAAAGTGTTCCTTCCATATATTATAAACATTTTCCGCAACCGTTCCATTATACGACTTATGAACTTTCTTTTGTAAATTTTGCATATATTCTTTTGAAACAAAATGCAACTTATACATTTGAAATCTTTGGTTCTCGCCTGTAAATGACCTATCTCCAACCTTATATACACTACATTCTAGTTTTGTATACTTCTCTTGGACGCCGGGCGTTTTATATTCAATTATTAGAGTTTCTAAACCAATAATAGGCAAATGTTGTAATAGGTTTTGGCCTTCATGAAGTATTACACTTCCAGACACAAAAGGAGATTCTATATTTTCAAATATGCTTACTGCGCCCCAAACACCACCCTTGCCTTTACTGTTAGGAAGAAGGTCTACTTTAACTCCTGTTGCAGTAATTAGTCCCAGAGTTTTTATGAACACATCACCATTCTTCTTGTATGTTTCTGTAGAATTGACGGCCATATAATATTACCTTAGATTCTGAGGATTGTCACCAGAAATTAAACCATTGAATTCGTTTGTAACTTCTGATATAAATTCTGGTAACAATAATTTGATTTGTCGTTTATCTTCATTTATTCTTTCCTCATAAATTCTATTACTTATTACATTCTCATATTGATTCTCTTGGGCAGACGCCATTAGTCCCATATATCTTCCTATATTTGTTTCATTATAACTAAGTTCGTCACCATCTGGATTACCTAAAGTATCATTTGCATTTGGATTCCGAGTATCTCCAAGCATAGGAGTTTTTATAAGGGGGTCTAATGTTATAAAGTCCCCTGTGGCGCCTACCCAATCATATTGAGTAGACAGGCTTGGTCTAGTGGTGTCCATTTCAAAATGATGTACTGCTTCTGCGGAAATGTCTACCAATCTTTCTAAGAACATCATTACAAATGTTCCGTCTGCCAAATATACTCCAAGAATATCATTTTCGGAAAAACTTCCAGTACCGTTTATATTATCAACTATTAATCTTTGATATCGTGGGTCCCATGAATATATTGTTCCTCTAATACTACCACCATAGTGCATTCTTCGTCCATCAATCGCCCACTCATCCAAAACTTTATAAATTGTTTGGCCGGGTTCAAACTTTTCGAAAATGGGCTGTCCACCACTAAGGTCGGCAATATCTTCTTTGTATAACGATACAAAAAATGATTTACTAGGATATTTTTTAGAAATATAATCATCCAGTGTGTTCATATCCATAGGCCAATCATAATATGGATTGATTATATCATTGAGTAATAATACCACCCAATAAAGACCGACATCACCATAGAAGTCGTGTGCGATGCTCTCTGGCGTTTCACCATCTTTGATGGTATAATCTACAAAATATGATGTATTTTCTTTTAGAGAATCCGTGAATGCGATTCGCTTGAGTATGTTTGTAGACAACACACTAGCATTTTCAAGATTCTGAAAATTTTTATATTGGATATATGGAAATTTTTCAAAATACATTATTGTTAATATCCTTCAAGTATATGTTGTTGATGCAGAAGTTCCATTTCACCAAACTCTAAAGTTAGTTTCATGTGCGTAGGCGCGCCATTTTCAAATGTTTGATATGAACCTCTAGGGGAATAATCAACAACAATAGATTGCAACGCGCATCTCGTTAAACGGTTCAACCAATCGTTTTCTACAACACTGCTAACTTCCCCTGTTTTTGGGTCAACAGTACATTTATAATATTCTATTTGAAATTCTGACGGGAAATTATAAAATACACCACCATGAGAAAGTGAAGGGTATGCGTGTCTTTTAAAGGTTTGAATTATATCATAAACTGCTTCTGATTCTTCTGCTGTTCTTGGCGCGAAATCAAAATCAAATGAAAATGTCCGCGGCCCCGGTTTTTGAAACAACAATTCGCTTCTAGGATTTGCTTGCATTTTGTATTTTGCCGCAATGTAATCTTCCGAGTCCGCGTCCATTCCAACTGCGCCGGCAATTGAATCCAGGGCGCTGGCAGCCTTCTTTACCATTACGTGCCCAATCTTAGAAAAATCAAAATCAATCGCGTCCGCCATACCTTTTGTTCCTTGAAGGTCTTTCATTTCCCAAGAAAGGGTATTTGTTTCACCAATTTTGTGGGGCATATAAAGAGCAACAGATTCCTTTGCTCTGTATTGTGCTTTTGATACTCTAGTTTCCTTTTTCAGTATTTTTGTTGAACCTCTAGACCCTCTCAAAGTTTTTCTGCTCTTACCAAATAAATCACTTGCACTTTGTCCTATATTTTCTGAAAAATCAAAATCTGGTCCCTTGTCCCCAACACGCCCGCTTCTATTATACCAAGTGGAGTGGACTTCTCCCGCCCCAATATCTCCTGAACCAAAACCGAGGGTACTCTCATCTCCCCGAATAATCCCTAAAGGGTCCCACCATTGCCAAGTTCCCCCAACTTCTAATTCGTTGTCTGGGTTGAAGTTAGCCTGACCGCCGCCCGCTTGTGTTTGTTGCAATATCGCCATTCGGGTTTGTTCTCTTTCCAGTTCACTGTTCCCATATTCGGCGAGGTCCTCCATCCTGTCAGCAGTAATTAAAATTTCACCTGTGTCTGGGTCTCGATAATCAAAGGTCTCATTTTTCAAAGTATAATCGGTAGCATTATGTTTCGCTTCTGCAAGCACATCTAAATCTCGTTGCATACTTGTTAGTTTCTGGCTATGACCAGAATAAATATGAAACATTATAAAATGAGAAGTTTCTGTGCCTCCCAAATCTGATGGGTATTGATATAGTGTACCATCCGCATTGAATTGATTTTGCCCATTGCTTACATCAGCGGCAAGTTTGTCGTGCAAATTGCTTCTGCCTTGTGACCCTACTCGTCTGTGTGAATTATTACCACCGCCGGCAAAGAATGCATTTCTGTATGCTCTGTCTGGGTTGAATGTTTGTTGAGTTCTTTCAATACCAATATTTTGTTGTATTTGTATTTGGCCTGATTGAGGCACCATACAACTTCCGTCATATTCTTCTGACATGATTTTCTCCAATTTTTATGAAACTAACAATATACATATTATTATATATGGCATATAAAGGAAAATACAAACCAAAATTCCCTCAAAAGTATATAGGAAATCCAACTAAAATTATATACAGAAGTTTATGGGAAAGAAAATTTATGGTTTTCTGTGATATAAACAAAAATGTTCTAGAATGGGGGTCGGAAGAAGTTGTCATTCCATATCGGTCGCCAGTTGATGGAAAAATGCACAGATATTATGTTGATTTCATAGTAAAAACTAAAAGGGACGATGGCATAGTTGAAACCACAATAATTGAAGTAAAACCCAAAAAACAATGTCAACCACCAAAGATTCCAAAGAGAAGAACAAGAAGATTCTTGAATGAAGTAAAACGGTGGGGAGTTAATTCTGCTAAATGGGAGGCAGCCGAGAAATATTCTGAATTGCGTGGATGGAAATTCAAAATTTTAACCGAAGATGTGCTTCTGCCATAATACATATTAGTATGGCCACAGTAACAAAAATACACCATCTGGGCGAAATGTATATATTATCATACAACCCAGAAAATCAAAAAACTATGCGATATTGGGATGCACAACCTTGTGTGTTTGTTATGGAAAAACGCCGCGACGGATTTTTAGGAATAAATCTACACTATTATCCTATAAATATGAGAAAATCACTATTCAATGCCTTGATGAAAATATCGAAAAAGATTGCAGGGATTCAACGACTGGACCCAAAAATAATAAATGAATCAACCTATAGGTTGTGTAAACCCTGTATTAAAAAATATAAATATAGTAGAATAAAAGATATGAGATTTATTGGCGACAAGGAATGGTATTCAACTGCAATGGAATCTAAAAATCCTGAAATTAGGCCTTTGTTTATGAAGAAAAATGAAAAGATTGTATGGACAGAAAGCAAACAGAGATTTCTAAAGGAAATATAAATGGCAAATAAAAGAAAACCAGAATCTATTACAGTTCCTGACTGTGGAATTGGAACACTAAAAGATAGATTGATAAATGAATGGGGTATTTTAAGACCCAGTAGATATGAATTTCAGATAAGTGGAGTTCCTAATGAAACTACTTTGCGGTTGAACATGTCTTGCGAAAGTATAAAACTTCCCAGCCGTGGCGTATCTACCGAGGCAGCGAAGGTATATGGACCAACTCGCGAAATGCCATACGACAAATTATATGTCAAAGAGATGGATGCAATTTTTAGAATAGGCAAGGATATGCTAGAAAGGTCATTTTTCGAAAAATGGTTGGATGAAATAGTATCAATAAACAGTCACGATTTTAAATATTATGGAACAAATAATAGTGGATATGCCAAAACAATAAAAATCAACCAACTGGATGAACAAGATAATGTGGTATATCAAGTAGAATTGCGAGAAGCATTCCCAAAAAATGTACAGGAAATAGAACTGGGTGATGCAAAGGTTGACGAATATTCCAAACAAACTGTACAGTTTGCATATAGAGATTATAAGGTATTATATTCTAAACATTTTTGAATATTTGTTATACATATATTTAGTAAATAATGTTAATAATGTTCGTTTTGATAAATAAAGGAAAAATATAATGAGCAAATCAATGAAACTACCAACAATGGTAGCACCGACATATGAATTGAAACTTCCTTCCACTGGAGAAAAGGTATCATATCGACCATTCCTAGTCAAAGAAGAAAAGGTACTTCTTATGGCAATGGAAAGTGGAAATTCTAAAGAGATGTCAATGGCAATTAGAAAAATTATTGACGGTTGTACCGAAGGAAAATTAGACCTTGAAGTGCTTCCGTTGTTTGATGTTGAGTATATATTTCTTCAACTAAGAGCCAAATCGGTTGGAGAAATTGCAGAACCATTGATTTCTTGTCCAGAGTGCGATGAAGCAACAAAGATAAAATTGGACATTTCAAAAATCAAAGTTTCTAAAGAAAAAGAAAATGATCCAAAAATTCAATTGACGGAAGAAATCGGCATCATAATGAAATATCCACAATTGATTATTTCTGACGAATTAGAAACATCAGACATAAATGTTGATAGCGATTCCGAACTTGCATTCGATGTCATCATCAAGTGTGTGGATAAGATTTGGCAAGGAGATACTGTGTGGGCAGCAAAAGATGTGGGAGTCGATGCGGTAAAAGAATTTATAGAAAGTTTGACACAACAAGAATTTTTGAAAATCACAAATTTCTTTGAAACTATGCCTCAACTAAAGCATACAATCGATTATACATGTCCACAATGTAAAAAGAAAACAAAAGTTGTTCTGAGGGGATTAAACTCTTTTTTCGACTCTGCCTCTGTCACAACACTCTGAGTCATTATTATCAACTAAACTTTCAAATGATGCAACATCATAAATACAGTTTGACAGAGTTAGAAAATATGATTCCGTGGGAGAGGCAAATTTATACTGCTCTTTTACATCAGTGGGTTGAGTCAGAAAACGAAAGAATA